TGTCGTCAAGCCACCACGGCTTGATCACGTGCGAGGCAATCGGGTCGTTGCCCTGTAGCTCCATGGCTCGGCAGCACCACAGCGCAAAGCACAGGTTGTCACGACGCAGGGTTGGCGTGTCCGCGCCTAGGGGGCTTTCGACAACCACCCTCACAGCGTACGCTCCTTGCGGCGCAACCACCACGACAGGGGCAGTAACAGCAGCGTTGCGGGCAGCACGACTCGAGGGCTTGCGCAGGCGCCGGGGAGCCACAAGGCAGCGGCGATAACGAGTATTGGGGGACGGCTACCGAGTCGCACGGCGGACCTCGTAGCCGGAGTAGGCGAGGGCCCGAATGAAGCGCTCGCCAGCGTCTCGGGCGTCGGCGTTCACGGCTGACTGTTGGGTCGCGATTCCCGCCATCAACGAGGACCCGTGTTCGTCGCACACGATCACGTCGTCGGTAACGACATCCTCTATCGCCTCGTAGACCGCCCGCCCAACCTGCTCAACTTCGCCTGGATCAAGTTCTCGCATTGCCTACCTCCCGCATGGGCATGACGACGCCGGTGAAGTCGGCGAAAGACTCAGACACGACGACGATCGGCGCCATGTTCGGACCGACCTGAATGTGCGCTTGGTCGTCTGGTATTCGCGATAGCATTTCAGCGAGTGCAGCAGACGACACCCCAAGGGCCAGCGACTCCCCGTCGTAGCTGCATGAGACCCGGTCAACGCACTTGCCACGACCTGATTCCTCGGCCGTGATTGTCAGAGTGTCACCGTCGAACGCGAGATGCGCGAACGAGACGCCCGCCTGCTTTGTGGCCACCAGCCCGACCCGCTTCAGCGCCGCGACGAGTTCGGCGCGCGGAGCTACGGCCTTGAACGACGCTGCCCGGATACCGTTGTCGACCACCTTATCGAACTTCGGAAACTCGTCAGCCATGAGCTTGACCGCGAGTGATCCCGCAGGGGTTTGGACGTGCATGTAGCCCCCACTAACCGCAATGCCAACGGACTCCGCGGACTCTACTGCGCCCTTGACCGCAAGCGCCGACTTGGTGGGCACCATGCACCGCCATTCACCGATTCCGCCCATGGCAGATCGCGCGCGGGCGCCCTGGCCACCGTTCGTTGCACGCAGCGCCAACGTGTCCCCGGTCGCGTCGAAGTGCGCGCCTGCGAGATGCGCTCGCCGGTCGCCGTCAGCCGCGGAGCCAGCCGTGAGCGCAATTAGTCGGGCCAACTGCTCCCCGTCGACCTCCTGAAAACCCAATCCGTCCGAGTCGACGACCTTGGGGAACTCGGCCCCGTGCATGGTCGGCAGTTCGAACGTTGACCGGCCGCAAGTAACAACCACATCCGTGGGCTGGAACGAGAGCGAAACCGAGTCGCCCGACAGGGACCTGATCACGCCGTCGAAGGCTCGCGCGTCAACCGAGTGGCTGCCCGCGTCTTCGGCCTCAGCGTCAACCGACGCGCTTGCTGTCGTTTGGAAGTCCGTGGCGAGCAAACCGATCCGGTTTGGCCCAACACTGACCAGCACGTGGGCCGCCAACGGCAGTGTGCTCTTTGGGTTCGCGACAGGCGCGACCCTTCCCAGCGCCTCCACCAATGCCTTGCGATCGACCTGCGCCTTCATGCCGCACCGCCTTCCGCGTGCGCCTCGAACAGATCGAGCTGCCGCTTTGACTGCGCCGAAGCCGCTTCCAGGTTACGGCAAGCCTGTTCGTAGTAGCTGCGCTTGAGCTCGGCGCCGACGAACTTGCGGCCCATTTCGAGCGATACGAATCCCTCGGACCCGATTCCGGCGAACGGGCTAATGACGGTGTCGCCAGGATTCGTCCACAGCGTCAGCGCGCGGCGAACAGGCTCCAGCTGCAGGGGGCAAATGTGCCTCTCGTCGTCGTGCTCGCGGGCGCTGCGGTATTGCAGCGTGTCGGACGGGTCAATGTCGTGCCACACTGGCGACGCATACCGCTGCCACAGGCTCACTGGCATATCGCCGCCCTCGCCCGTATGGCTCACCGGCTCGGGGTTGGTGCCCGGCTTACGCATGGTCACGAGGTAGTCAGGGATCCCCTGTCGCGACATGCATGAGTCCTTTCGGATCTGCTTGTGCAGCAGTCCGAGCGCCTTCGTGCGCTGCATGGCCGTCACGGGGTCCTTCCAGATCACCACCTCGGAGTGGAAGATCCACCCGCACTCGAGAAACTGGCGAATGAGCTGCCCGCGGAAATCGGTGAGGCCAATAAAGCCGTCACGCGCCTTCGACGTCGGCAGCAGCATGCAGTGGAACGACACGAGCCGCCCCGGCTTGATCACGCGGTAGATCTCGGGCACGAGGTAGCGAAACTGGCCGAAGAACTCATCATGCGTCGCACAGTTGCCCATGTCGCGCGGGGACGCGCTGTAGGTGTAGAGTGAGGCAAACGGTGGACTGAAGATCGAGTAGTGCACCGAATTATCTGGCATGCCTCGCATCACGTCCACGCAGTCGCCGTTGTAGATCGCGTAGTCCTCCGCGACCTGTTGATCCAATACATTCACAGATCAGCCTCCCGCCCGATCCATTCGGGCACCCGCAATTTCACCGCGGGCTCATACGGATTCCATTCACGGGCGGAGTGCCCGATCACCTCTGCGCGCACGCTGTCCATGACGTGCTCCGACATTTCCGCCGACATGCGCGCGGCGTCGGCTTCTTTGCGTCGGTAGTTTTCGACGACGGCGCGGTCGGTCGAGGCTCGGATCACGTGGACGTCAACAGGCTTGGTTTGGCCGAATCGCCAGCATCGTCGGATAGCCTGGTAGGTCTGCTCGTACGAGTGCGACGCACCGACGAACACCATGCGGCTGCAGTGCTGCCAGTTGAGACCGAACCCCGCGACAGACGGCTTCGTGACCATGACACGGTGAAGGCCGCCAGCAAATCCGAGAAGTCGAGCAGACTTCGTGTCTGGGGTGTCACTACCGGCAACTTGTACGGCGCCTTCAATCGCCTTGGCCGCGGCGTTCGACTCGTCGTTGAGCTCGCACCACACGATGGCTGGCTCGTCGTCGCCCACCAGCTCACGGGCGAGATCGACGCGTTGCGCAATCGTCGCCCGTCGCACCGCGCGCTGCTCAGACAAGGTCCGCGCGTCGTCGGCGAACAGCGTGCCCGTCACGCGCGGGTCGTGCTCCACCTCGATCACGTGCTCGTGCATGCGCAGCGGGGGCAGCTGGTACAGCGTGCCGTCGTGACCAAGCTCCGACGGATCGCGAAGCACCGCGCCCCAGCCTGCAACCCATCGCCAGAACGAGCCGACCGCGTGGCCCTTCACGCGCCAATCCTGCGTGCTGCCGCCGTCGTGCACGAAGTACTCCGCCAGCATTTCCACGCGCGACTTGACCCCGAGGAACTCCGAATGGTTGCCGAGCTCGGTGAAGTCGTTCGGCGCCGGGGTAGCGGTCGCAGCGAGTCGGTACGGGGTGGCCCGGAAACGATCGATCAAAGCGTTCCGGGTCTTGCCGTTGAAACTCTTCAATATCGATGACTCGTCAAGCACGACCCCCGCGAACTCGCCCGTGAAATGGCTGAGCATTTCGTAGTTCGTGATCGTGATTGGGTCGCCGTGGTCTTCACGGCGGCAGGGCGCCGAGATCCCGAACCGCTCACCCTCGAGTGCTAGCTGCTGAGCCACCGCGAGGGGTGCCAGGATCAACACGCGGCCCTCCCGCGAGACGCGATGAGCCCACAGCAGTTCCATGAAGGATTTGCCGAGTCCGGTGTCCGCGAAGATTGCAGCGCGACCCTTGCGGAGCGCCCATGTCACCAGGTCTCGTTGGTGGGGGAATGCCTCCGGGTGGAGATCGCCAACGGTGAGGCCGGCGAAAGCGTGCGTCGCGGACTTCGCCGCAATGAAGTCGTCGTAGATCATGCCCATGGAGGGTTGTGGGGGCGGAGTGGGAGCCGGATGGGATTCGCATTTCGCGCACGGATGACTCAGATGCACCCCGTGGAAGCACTTGTCTCGGAAGCTCATCGTGCCTCCGATTCCGCCGACCCATCGGTGTCCCAATTGATCGCGTCCACCACGGCCTCCGCGTCCAGCGCGTACACCTCCGCGATTTTGGGGATCAGCTCGGCCCGGGGCCGGCGGGTGCCCCGCTCCCAACCACGCACGGAATTGCTACTGACTTCCAGCAACTTGGCTACGTCGGAAGGCGCCAAGCCTTTGACTAGCCGCGCTCTCTCTAGCACGTTCATGGGGTCAGCTTGGTGCGCGACGCTGTCCGAAGTCAAGCCCTGTTTGCGATTTGGTTTTTTTTGTCGATTTGTGTCGTTGTGGGGTTGCCAGTTGGACCGGTGGGGTGCACGGTAGAGGAGTCAACACGGCGCCACGCGGCGCAGGGGAGATGGTCATGGAGAGCGAGGGCAAGGGGCTTGTTTTCGATGGGGTGTGCGCGGCTTGCACCCTGAAGCCCGGCAGCGTCTTTCGGGTCTGTGGCACGGTCTACGAAGCGACCGGACGCTCTGCCAACGGTCTCGGATGGGACTGCTTGCAGAAGCGCCAAGGGCTTCCCGACATGCCAGGCGCGTTCGTTGGTGACAGCGTGATGGTGTGCCGCCTTGTTGAGGCACAGACGGCGACCCCCAGCACCGTCCCCACGGACCCCTGCACGGTCCAGTCTCTCGATGCTGTCCAGGCCGAGGCCGCCGCACGCAACGCGCTTGCCCGCGCCCGAGACGACGCGGCGCAGATTGCGAGGCTGGCCCGTCTCGCCGCTATCGCGGCGTGCCAGCGCGAGATCCGCGAAGTGCTCGACCGGCACGGATACGATCACGACTGGGCAAAGCTGGCGCAGGTTGCGGACGAACTGCGGCGCGAGTGCAACAACTCCGAGCGCATGGACGACTGCCCGCACGAGATCGACGAGTACGCGCTCGAGCAATGGTTGGGCGGGCGTATCCCGCTAGCGGAGCAATGATGGCTGACGTGGAAATCAAACCTTTTGAAGGGAGTTAAAAATGAGTGTTGATGATCTGACAATCAGGCAGGCTCGCGAGTTAGCCGCGCTATTTGGGCCGGTAGCCAGTGCAGCCACAGACGCCGGAAACCCATTCATCGGCAAGCACTGTGTGTTTCGCGGGCGCATGTTCGGCGTGTATTTTGGGCTCTACGAGCGCACGACCATGATCGGAAACGTGACGTACGCCATCGTGCGCAACGCAAGGCGCATTCAGTACCAGAGCTACAGCGGATTTACCCTTTCATCCGTCGCGACAGAGGGCCTTGCATCTGACAGCAAGCTGTCTCCGCCGGTCGACGTCCACGGACTGCAGCTCAGCGACGGCACCGGAGATGGATGTGAGATATTCGTGGTCGTCCCTGACATAGCCGCGATGATCGCAGGGATGCCCAATGGCTAACGGCGACGGCTACGGCTCCGGCTACGGCTCCGGCTCCGGCTCCGGCTCCGGCTCCGGCTCCGGCTCCGGCTCCGGCTCCGGCTCCGGCTCCGGCTCCGGCTCCGGCTCCGGCGACGGCTACGGCTCCGGCTACG